GTCGAGGATAAACGCATGATTGTCGTACCAGTTTCCAAGGTCAAGCGTAACGATCGTGTCAGCCGGTGTGACGCTGATGGTGCGTCCTTTGGTGATGCAATACGCGGTTTGTAACGCGGCCCCTGATCCAGTCCACGTCACTTTCACTTTTTGCCAAATACCGTTTTCAATAGATAAAAGGTTTCGCCATTTGCTTTCGGCGGCGTTGGCCGCCTTGGTTTCAACCATGGACGCGGTCACGCTTAACGACACCGGGGTGAACCGGCTGGTGCCGTAACGGTTGATTAGTTTGGTGCTCATATTCGCCACCGCTGTCGAGTCCACTAAAAGGGTGTCAAAATAGGCCACCGTGCGGTTGCCGTAAACGGTGACGTTGCCACTGCTTGATGTGGTAGCGGTCGCCCCGGTGTAGTTCCCTTTAACAGTTGCTTGTGTAATCAACGTGTCATTGTTGAACGCTTGTCGGAAGTTATCGTTGTCAAACGGGAGTTTTGACCCTGACAGGCTACTGGGCGGGTCAAACTCGAAGTCGTTCCGATAAGCGTTGGTGGGTGTGTTGTATTCGGGAATGCACCGAATGTGATACTGCGGATTGCCTGAAAACGTGGCCATAATTTTTGTGGCCCACATTGTGTCGTTTGCCGATGGAATCAACGATTGTTGCCATGCGTCGGCGAGGGTTGGCCACGACAATGCATTATTGGATTTGGTGTTAGGGTTGCCGGAACCAATGTTTAATTGTGCAATGTTTGCAATTGCAGTGCCGCCCAAAACGGGCAGGTACAATGTGGTGCCACCAAATGAAGCACTTTGCTGGAATTGGCCCAACTGTTCCATGTAAGTCAATTCAGCCAGTGATGCGACGGATGGGCCTGGGGATTTGCCGCCAACAGTCAAACAGTCGATTGCAGTAATTGTCACCGTGGAGAACACGCCGTCGTCCTCTAGATCGAAGTCGACGACGATGCCGTCGAACACGTCAGTGGACGTCGCTGCACCACCCGTGTCCGTGGATGCGTTCACAAACACGCCTTGGGCAAACCAGTCAGTGCTCGAGTAGGTGCCTCCGCCTCCGGGTGTCAATGCCCCGTCCTGATTCAGCAAGGTGATGGTGGCCTGTCCTCGCCCGATCACGTTTACGTCAACGGACTGGCGGATGTTCATAGACATGACACGGGACGTGAAATCGACCGGACTGCCGACGGTGCCGATCTCCACTTTCCATGTCGTGTTGATTGCCATGATCTATCGCCTGATGCTGGTGGTCGTTGTCAAGGGGACAGCCCCATTGTTCCGTGTCCACTGTTGGATGGCCGCCACCACCTGATTCGGGTCGGCGGACGTGACAGTCACGTTCACCGTGGCACCCATGCCACCGTTCGGCGTGACGTACCCGCTACGGGCACCCATCGTCAACAGTTCCGGGCCACGCTCACCGACAAGGTAGGTGCCACCAGCTGCGACCGGCCCACCGTTCGCTCGAGGGGGAATGGCGAACGACAGACCTGCCTGCCCGATCATTTGGGAGGCGTTCAGGTTGGCGTATTCGGCTCCTGATGCCAGCCAGTTAGCCAGGTTGAGTGCGGCCGCTGGCCCTTCGGTTCGGAAACGCAAGTAGATTTCTTTGGACGAAATGTCACCCAAAGTGGTTGCAATAGAAGCAATGAGGCCAGCAACATTCGCGGCCGCTTCGTCATACTTTGCAATGTCCGAATCTGAACCTGTCGCAAACGCTTTTGCGGCCGCTTTCTCCAATTCGTCCAACGCTGTTTTGGCGTTATTCAAAGCCACCTTGGTGTCAAGGCGACCTGTCAATGTTTGCCATGCAGTGTCCGCCTTATAAATCGCATCTTTTGTTTTGTCGATTGTGTCCGTGAAATCTTTCAACGGGTTTTTTGCGTCTTGCAACGATTGACGGAAAGAATCTTGGTCTGCTCGAGCCTCTTTCATGGCACCCGCAAAAACCTCGACAGCGGGAGCCGCTTCGTCCTTGAACCATGACGACACCCAGTTCCAACCGGATTTGCTGACCTTTCCGAAACCCTTGAAAATGTCGTCAACGACTGACCCGTATTTCACGATGTCAAGAAGGCCGCCACCAATTTTGCTGAGGTTGAAGTCTTTGATGCCCATGAGCAGGGCGGACATGTCTTCCAAAAATGGGATGACGCTTTCACCCAACGTCAATTTGATGTCGTCCAACGTGTCAGCAAATTCGTCCATCGTTGCACGAAACTTTTTGGCTTTTTCCAATTCTTTCGGGTCGATCACTTTGGCATCCGACACGTCACCCAACGATTCACGAAGCCGGTCAGATCCCATTTGGATGAGTTCCGCCATGTCCTGCCAACTTCTGCCCAACAGTTGGGTGGCGATACGGGCTTTTAGGGCGGGGTCTTTGATGTTTTTCAGCCGGTCGATCGTGTTGAGGAAAGTCTCGTTGGCGTCAACGCTTCCATCGTTGGCATAGGCGACCTGAACGCCGAATTCCTCAAACAGTTCGGGTGACTTCCCAAGTTCCTTGTTCATCTTGCCTATGGCTGTTTCGACGGACCTGGTTTCGATGCCAATGTCGCCAGCAACTTCCATCCATCGGGATGCGTCCTGAACAGCCACGCCGGTAGCGTCCGAAAACTTGCCGGCCGCTGTCGCTAAATCGGTGAACGCTTTGGCACTGTCAAAAGCAAATTTGGCGAAGGCTGTGCCGGCGGCAACTGCCATGGTTCCTGCGTTGGCCCCAATAGCGTCGAACGCGACTTTGCCTCCAGCCTTGAATTTGCCCATGGTGCCTTCAGCACCGGCAATCGCACCCTTGAATTTGTCAAATTCGCGTTTGGCTTTTTTGATGCCTTCTTCTTGTAATTCGGTGATGATGGGGATTTTGATGGCCATTACAGGATCACCCTTTGTAGGTCGTTGATTGAGGCCATCACCTGATCCACGGATTTGCGGATTTCGTCCATCATGCCTTCGTCAGCCTGTTCGTAGGATCGCCACATGACGCGGGACGGCGTGGGGAAACGGGTGTCAAATGCGGTGGCCAGCGGGTTTGCGTTCGCTCGACCTGCCATGTCGAACACGGAGGCGGCCGGGTCTTTTTGGGTGATGCTCAACAGGGTTTGCTTTCGCTTGGATGATGAGGCGGCGACCTTCACCCCGGCGACCGCTTTTTGGCGGGTGTACGGGAAAATAGTGCGGCCTCGAGGTGACCAGGTGCGTTCGGTGCCGGACAGCAGTTGGTCGGTGTAGTTGCCTTTGATGGCGTTGACGACCGGCTTGGTGACTTCTTTGAGGTCTGCGATCAGTCGTTTACGCAGTTCAGGGTTGATGCGTTGCAGGATGCGAAGCGTCTCGGCTACACCTTCCACCCTGATGCTCGCGGTCATCGTTTTGACTCCTTGATGATGGCGGCAATGGTCGCCACGTCCTCAAAGTCAAATGGTACATCAGGCGGCCACCAGCCGGTGCTGATTAGCAGTTCTGCTAAGGAGCGTCGGTAGGTGCCGGGGAGAAAGGGCCGACCACTTCTTCGGACACGACCTCGAGTTCCACGAGGCGGTTGATGAACGAGTCGAATTCAACGGGCACCACGACCTTGTCACGTTTGCAGCATTCCCACGCCATGAAGGCAAGGTCTTCCATGCCGATGCCGGATGCAAGGTCACCGGCTTTTTTGCGGTATTTGCGTTCCCATGCGATCACGGTTTGCAGGTTGGTGGTGACGACAAACGGGCCGTCACCGATGTTGACCTTCAGGTGAAGTTTCATGTCGGGCCTTTCGGGTTTGGTTTAGGTCAGGATTCCGACCATGCCCATGTGCCACCGTTGAAGGTGACGGACACGGTGGCAAGTTCTCCGAGCGTGTAGGCGACGGGCAGTTCAGCCAAGAACCCGCCAGTGAGGGTGCCCAGCGGGTTCGTGGCCGACGTGGCAGCGGACGATCCCTTAATGGTGATGTTGGTGGACGTGCCGACCAGCGACTTCAGGCTGGCGTATGTCTCGCTTGAGGCGGTCGACCAATACAACTCGACGGTGATGCTGTTGGTTTCAAGGCCAGCAGTGTATTTGCGGGCGGTGTCACCGAACGCGGTGTTTTCCAACTGGTCGAACGCTTGGCTGATGGTGGCCGACGTGCACTGGTCGGACAGGTCGACTGCGTTGATCGT